CAAGTCATCCTTATGAGTAACGGTTCGAATGACTCCTGCAGTCAGTCTCACCTTGCTGCTTCGAGCGGCTTTGGCAACCAGCTCATCGACAGCAACGGAGACAGTGGCACAGCTGAATTCTCCTACACGTCCAGTGCTAACAAACAAGTCACCCTTAGTCTTAATTTGCATTCTGAGATCATTTCCCTTAGCAATCTGAAGCCTTTGCAGGCATGAGGTTTGGAGGGAAATGAGAGGAAAGGTTAAGTACGACTTGAATGGGACGAGGAGAAGTATTGAATGATCAGCGTTCACATGTTTCCGTTCTACGTTATAAGCAACGTTCTTCGTGATGAGGCCTAGGCCCCACCATGGTCGACGCGTTGCCACCAAAACATCATCACAATAATTCCACACTTTGTGAGTATACTTTGAGCCACCAGACACACTATAACATACTTGATTATCACGATCGAATGTATAGGTGTACTCTCCAGTATGTTTTGAAACCTGGGAAGGTGTGAAGGTGCTCATGACGACAACTTGGGGGTAACCAGCAAGAAGCTCAGGTATGTCCATGTAATAATCAACATCAGACAGAACGAGAACGTCACGAGTGTCCGGTTCAAAAACCTTGTAATCGACATTAACGTCTTTAGCCCAATAGTATGATCGAGAACCAACTCTATCCTTCTTCTCATCAGATAATGACATCTGAACGAAATATGGGCGTCTGCCAATAGAACTGGCAAACATCTCCATAAAATTTGAGGAGGAATCACGGTCGGCAGCGCACCGGCCATGTGGATGGCCAGGGATCGCAGTACTCATAATAATGGGTTGATTACAGAATTTTGCTCGTATAGCTCGATATTCTTCCACTTGGGGAAAGAGACACATAGTGGCGTTGATAACGCGACTACGAATCTCTACTCTGTGGGAAAAGCACCACCATGCAAGACACACCAACGGAATACACATTGCTGCGTAGACCAAGTATGTAGTCCATGGGTTTTCGTTGGAACAATTCCC